TCAACTGCCAAATTTAGACATTATTGATTTTTGTGGCACCTACGGTGATGCCATTGCTGCTGCAAATATTTTTGAGCAAACCGAATTGTCAAAAAAACATGCTAGAAAAATCATTGTGAGAACAAACGGCAGCTTGAGAAATCAGGCCTGGTGGCAATCATATGCCTGCTTGCTGAAAGATCAAGATCACGAAGTATGGTTTTGCCTTGACGGACTAGCAGATACTCATTCTATCTACAGACAAGCTACTGATTTTGATACCATAATAGCAAATGCAAAATCGTTTATGTCTGCAGGCGGAGTTGCTGTATGGCAATTCATTCCCTGGCAGCATAACCAACATCAAATTCGAGACTGTATGAGACTAAGTCAACAGTTGGGGTTCAGACGATTTGAATTTGTTCGAGACGTTCGAACAAAGTTTGAGGCACGGCATTACCAAACAGGAGATATCGTAACAATTGAGCCATGGAATCGTGATCAGATCACAAGCAAATATCAAAAAATCAGAACACTGGTGAAAAAAGAAAATTGTAGACATTTGTCACAACCTAGCTTATACTTAAACGCATCTGGAAAAATTTCCCCTTGTTGTTTTTTCAACACACACCTATCAGTCGATGACATCCAAGATCTACCCGATATTGAGCAAAGTCTAAATTCTCCAATGAAAACCTGCATAAATTTTTGTGCTGTTTAAAAAATGATTCACATTCGTAATCTCACCGTTCGCAACTTCATGAGTGTGGGTGCTGCCACACAGGCCATCAACTTTGACCGTAGTGATCTCACCTTGGTACTAGGAGAAAATCTAGATCTGGGTGGCGATGGCTCACGCAACGGCACCGGCAAGACCACTATCATCAATGCACTCAGTTATGCCTTGTACGGACAGGCATTAAGCAACATCCGAAAAGATAATCTGGTCAACAAAACCAACGGCAAGAACATGTTGGTGAGCCTGGACTTTTCAGTAGGCGACCAAACTTATCGAATCGAACGCGGTCGCAAACCCAATGTGCTGAAATTCTATGTCAATGATGAACAACAACTGGCACAAGACGAAGCACAAGGCGACTCAAGAGAAACACAAACAGCCATAGAGCGTGTGCTGAACATGAGTCACGATATGTTTCAGCACATTGTGGCTCTCAACACCTACACCCTGCCGTTCTTGAGTTTGAAGTCCAATGAACAACGCACCATCATTGAACAGTTGTTGGGTATCACACAGTTGAGCGAACGTGCTGATGCTGTGAAAGAACTCAATCGCGAGACCAAGGATGCCATCACTCAAGAAGAACATCGCACAAGAGCAGTTCAAGAGGCCAACCGACGTATCGAAGAACAAATCCAAAGTCTGCGCAAACGTCAAACCTTGTGGCTGAAAAAACAAGCCGAGGATGTGACTCAGTTGACTCAAGCTGTGACTGATCTTGAACACATTGACATTGATCAGGAAATTCAAGCACACAGAGATCTTGAAACTTTCCACACTGTGAAAAAAGCCCGAGACGAAGCCGAACGATGGATTCGCAGCATCGACAGTGACGATGCTCGACTGGAAAAAACTCAAGCCAAGTTACGAAAAGAAATTGCCGATCTTGACAATCATGTGTGCTATGCTTGCGGACAAAATCTACATGACCACAAGCAAGACGAAATCAGAGCAGCCAAACAGGAAGCCTTGCAAGAAACTGCCTTGCAACTGTTGACCAACAGCAGTCAGAGAATTGAACATCAAGACCGGTTGTCACAACTGGGCAAGGCTGTGCCAGCACCGCAAGTTTTTTATGACACCTTAGAACAGGCCTTGAATCATCGCAACAGTGTGGACACATTGCGAAAAGATCTGGCCCAGCGACAAACAGAAACTGATGTGTATGCTGAACAGATTGAGGACATGCAAAGCCAGGCTCTGCAAGAAGTCTCCTATGACACTCTCAACCAGTTGACTCGACTGCAGGACCATCAAGACTTTTTGCTCAAGCTGTTGACCAGCAAGGATAGTTTTGTTCGCAAAAAGATCATTGATCAAAATTTGAGTTACCTCAATGCCCGACTCACTCACTATCTAGATCGCATGGGCCTGCCTCACACCGTGGTGTTTCAGAATGATCTCACAGTCAGTATTGAAGAACTAGGCCGCGAACTGGACTTTGACAACCTGAGTCGTGGTGAGCGCAACCGCTTGATATTGAGCATGAGCTGGGCATTCCGTGATGTGTTCGAAAGTTTGTATCAACCCATCAACATCATGTTCATTGACGAAATGATTGACTCTGGCTTGGACACCGCAGGTGTAGAGAATGCGCTAGGCTTACTCAAGCACATGAGTCGAGAAAGAAACAAGAGTGTGTGGCTGGTGAGTCACAGAGACGAACTGACCAGCAGGGTAGAAAATATTCTCAAAGTTGTAAAAAGCAATGGCTTTACAGAATACAATGCCGATACATCAAGCGAGTAATTATGCGTAGAATTCGTGTACTGCATCTTGAACCCACTGATGTATGTCAGGCGGCCTGTCCGCTATGCGCCCGAGAGACCGACATCAACTTTGACAAGCGAGGTCGGCATCACTTGACTGTTGATCAAATACGTCAACACTTTTCTGATCGTGTGCTAGGCAATCTCGACAAGGTATTCATGTGTGGCAACTACGGAGATCCTGCAGCAGGATACTATACACAAGACATTTATAAATGGTTTAGAAAGCTAAATCCCAACATAGTGCTGGGCATGAACTCCAATGGTGCCGTACAAAACACCTTTTGGTGGCATGCCTTGGGTCAGCTGTTTTCACAAACCCAAGACTATGTGGTGTTCAGCATCGATGGGTTAGAGGATACCAATTCAGTGTATCGCAAAAATGTAGACTGGCAAAAACTCATGGCCAATGCAGAAGCATACATCTCGGCTGGCGGATCTGCACACTGGGACATGTTGGTGTATCGGCACAACCAGCATCAAGTTGATGCTTGTGAAAAACTAGCACGTGACTTGGGTTTCCAGTGGTTCCGAGCCAAGGTCAGTAAGCGTCCATTTACTGATCGATTGTTGGCTCCAGTAGGGTGGAATCTACCCGCAGCATCTCAAGGAAAAATTGCCTGTCATGCGTTGGCGGAAAAAAGTGCCTACATAGATGCTCAAGGTCGACTGAGTCCATGCTGCTGGCTAGGCTGCACTCAACAAGATTTTGTTACAGACATCAAAGATGTTGAGTTAACTTGGAAAATCAATCCTCATCCCATATGTGCAGCAGCTTGTACTAAAAATATCACCGGCACTAATTTTACCAACCAATGGCAACGGGAGATTAATCTTGTTTGATTACCGGGCCATCGACGAGTATCAACTGGAAATCACCACTTATTGCAATGCTGCGTGTCCTCAGTGTCCAAGAAATCTCAGCGGGCATGGTACAAATCCCTTAATGCCACTTACACATCTTCCCAGAATAACCATCGACTTGGCATTCTCTGTTGATCTCATTGAGAGACTCAGACAAGTATTTTTTTGTGGCAGCTACGGTGATCCAATTATGCATCCTGACTTTTTGGACATACTCAGAGATTTTCGACGTAAATCACCAACACTATGGCTGTACATACACACCAACGGCGGTGCACATGATACCAAATACTGGAGCGAAATTGCAAAAATCATGAACGGGTATGGTCAGATAGATTTTGGAATTGACGGACTAGAAGACACTTTGCATTTGTATCGTCGTAATGTAAAATATAATAAAGTCATTGCCAATGCTCAGGCATTTATACAAGCCGGAGGCAGGGCACAGTGGAATTTCATTGTGTTTCGCCACAACGAACATCAGGTTAGTCAGGTACAACAGCTGGGCAAAGAAATGGGATTTTTCAATGTGTTAATCAGAAAAACTGGAAGATTTTTCAATCACAGAACCATTGAAGAAATGACTCACTGGCCTGTGGGCGATAACTATGTGTTAGAGCCGCCTACTGCCCCTGAATATCGAAATCAAAGCATGATGTTCCTTCCGGACTTGAAAAAACAATATAAAAATATTCGGGATTATTTTGACTCAACGGAAATCAAATGCGATGCCATGATCGGACCCAAGGTAGCTATCAATGCCGAGGGATTGGTTTTGCCCTGCAACTTTTTCAATCACAATTTGTATGATCGTAGATTTTACGAGCCCGAAGTGCTGCCCGAATCCAACAAGCTCAGCTCAGTTGATGGAAAAAATCAAGTGAGATCTTTTTTAGAATCATACAACTTGGAAAATTTAAATATCAAAAATCACAGCTTAGAAAACATTTTTAAAAATACAATGTGGAATGATCTAGTGGAAAGTTGGAACAAAACATTGTCCAACGGGCGTCTGTTTGAATGTGCAATGACCTGTGGGTCAAAAATTACCAAGGTATGGGATCAAGGAGGAAGCAAAAGATGAAATACATGGTCACCGGGGGCAATAGAGGTCTAGGGCTAGAGATATGCAAACACTTTGCAAGCGATAGCTATAGTCGTGCCAATGGCTACGACATTACCAAGGACTGCGAAAAGTTAGCTCAAGCTAGTTTAGATTACGATGTATTTGTTAACAATGCATTCGATGGTCCGTTTCAAGAGTCCTGGGCCGACTTCGGACAAGTCAAATTGCTATTCACGGTTGCTGATCTTTGGAAAAAGAAAAGCAAAAAAGGCTATATTTTCAACATTGGCAGTTCTGGAAGCGAAGCAATAGTGGCACCAGATCCCAGCTGGGAAACATATCGTGTTAGTAAATCAGCACTGAAACATCACAGTCGACAGTGGACGCAGGCATTCAAGCAAAATCAGGCACCATTCAAGACCACACTGATTACCCTGGATAGATTAGACACCGAACTAAGTCGCAGTCGCGCGACCTGGACCGGAAACGGTATCCAGTTGTCCGACGTTACTAATTTCATGTCATATGCTGTGAATACTCATCCCAATACCTGCATCGAAGAAATCGTTGCATATTGTAATCTAGATCATGAATAAAATTGTACGCATACTTCCGTTTGAAAAAGATTTTTTTTCAATATCTTGGGTTATGCACATTAAATGCAATTACGATTGTATGTATTGTCCCCCAGATCGTCACACTAGTGTAAACGACACAAAGTCTCTAGAAGAGTTAAAAACACTCTGGCAGGAAATATTTAAAAAAACATACCAAATCAACAAGCCATACAAAATTAGCATCAGCGGTGGCGAACCAACTATAAACAAAAATTTTATACCTTTTTTAGAATGGTTAACCAGTGAATACGGAGAATATATCAAGGTTATCGGAGTTACTACCAACGGTAGTGCCAGTACTCGCTATTATTTGAAATTGTTTTCTCTTTTGAACTATATAGCTTTCAGTACTCATAGCGAACACATGCAGATCGATCGATTTTTCGAATCAGCTATAGCATTGTCTGACCATGCAAGAAAAAACAACAAATCATTCAATGTAAATATCATGAAAGAGTTTTGGGCCGATAAAGAAATCGCCGAATATGTTGCTCGTTGCCAACAACATAAGATTTATTATACTTTCAGCAAAGTAGACTACGAAAAACAAACTAGACCCATACCAATTTTTAAAAATGTAACTCATGACACATCTAACACCTGACGAAAATTGCAATGCCACGGTTTATTACGATGATGGCAGCACCGTTAATATTTTTGCTACCAAAATACGCTTAATGGATTTGGACTATTTTGAAAATTGGAAATGCAAAGCCGGAGTTGAAAGAATTGTTATATTGCCAGATTCAAGTGTATTTGGTGGCGAATGCGAAAACGACTATTTGGGAAATTTGACCAACGGATCATTTAACTTAATTGATAATTTTACAACTTGCAAACAAAACAGATGCGGCAATAATCCAGATGATATCATGATGGAAAAATATCTGCCGAATGCTAATGATAATAATTAATAACCAATGGCATGGATATACAACAATCAACCGGTAGAAAATTTACCCGACGATTGTATAGGTTTTGTGTATTTGATAACTAATACTCTTGACAACAGAAAATACATAGGCAAAAAACTAGCAAAATTCTCCAAGACAACTTATAAAACAGTCAAGCAAAAAAACGGCACCAAAAAACGCAAAAAGATACGCAGCAAAATCGATTCAGACTGGAGAGACTACTGGGGGTCAAGTCCCGAACTTGCCCGAGACATCCAGGCACTAGGCAGCGAAAATTTCTCAAGACAAATACTACACTATTGCACCAGCAAGGCAGCCTGCTCGTATATTGAAGCACGAGAACATTTTGATAGACGAGTGTTGGAATCTGCAGACTACTACAATGGTCACATACAGGTTCGAGTACACGGCTCGCATATACTAAACAAAACACTGGCACTGACAGGCAACGATCACGACACTGTGATCAGCGACATGGCTGATCCCCATTGAGGAACGGTGCAATACCCGGTCTAGACTTGGGCGTCAAAGGCAATTGCTAACTTAAGGCAACAAATGGTTGGGGCTCTGTGAAACAGATACAACCCCTGCTCATAGGATTTGGGTCTATTCCGGATCACTAGGGTTCCGTTGATAT